AAGCTAACTAGAAATTAATCTAGTTAGCTTTTATTACTAAATTTCTTCTATTGAATTATAATAACCTAAATTATTAATTTCTTTACTTGCTTTCTCTGCATCTTCTTTTTCTGTAAAAGTATATACTCTAACTTGATATTTCTTTTTAATCTCTTCTTTTTTTAAAGGAATATTAGGGTCTATAGCATTAGCTACTGCTCTTGCTAAAGTGTCCCATGGTAAAGGAGACCAAATATCTATATCTTTTTTAGAATCACAGAAACATGTCTCGAAAATTATATTTGGTGCATTGACATGCCTCATTTCATAAAAATTAGGTTGATATTTTAATCCCCTATTGTAAAAACCTAATCTTGCAAAATTTTCACACATTCTTCTAGCGTATACATTTGATCTTGATGTTTCTCCCCAAGTTAAGGCTTCTGTTCCATGAGCACTTCCATTAAAACTATTCATATGTAGTGAAATAAATAAATCAACTCCTGCATTATTAGCTTTATTAGCTCCTTCTGCTAATTCAGCATTTACACTCGATGCACTTGAATTACAATTAATAACTGTATGTCCATACTCTTCAAGAACTCTTGTTACTTCTCCATAGAATATATTCATGCTCTCCCATTCGTCCCTTAATCCGTTTGCTCCTCTACAATTTTTACTATGTCCTGCTCTTAATCCAATTTTCATTATTAATCAATCCTTTCATTGTTAAAATTTATATAATCAAAAGCAATAAAAAAGACTATCTCTAGCCTTATCTATTACCTTATATAAGATCTTATTTATTTACTGTTTGTTTTACTAATTGGTTAGTTGCGATAGCTCCAAATGCACATATAATACCTTGTAATATGCTTGTTGGATTAATTCCCATTATAGCAACACTAAAGCCTATTCCTAAAATTAATACTATCCAAGGTATACTCCAATCTTCTATTTTAGGTGTTTTCTTTAAAAACATTCCTATAACATAAAGAGCAGCTACAAGTATAAGTAGTTGCTCTGGTACAAATTTTATTATGTTTTCCATTTTACATTCCTTCTTTCTTTATAAATTCTTGTAATTCATCTATTCTATGGTGAGCTGATTTAACACTTTCATTCAATCTAGCCTGCTCTAATTGAATTCTTTGTATTTCTCTAGCTTGTGTCTTAAAATCTATTCTTATTTCATCTACTCCCTTTGAAATAGAATCTAGCTTAGTAGCTACTACAGTATTTTGAATTGTATCTTCCTTTATAGATTTTTCACTGTCTTTTTTAGCTTTCCAAAAACCTAAATATACACCTGCTATTGTTCCTATAATTCCTATTAATGCTACAACATCTACATTCATATCCCTATCCTTTCTCATATTTATATAAATAAAAAAAGACTATCTCTAGTCTTGTTATATTTTTTCATTATTTATTAAGATTGTGCTACTGATTTTCTTCTTCAGTATCTACTGGACTTATTTCATTATCAATTAATGAAGTTGATAATATAACTGGATCTAACATATTTGATAACTCCATATACTGCTTTGGTGTTATCTGCCCCGTCATCATAAAACAACCTAAATAGCTCATCATTTCTTTTTTCTTAATTTCACTTTTACATCCTTTTTCTATTTGTCTTTTACATAATTCATACATAATTAATCACCTTTCCTTTATTCTAAATTATTTTTTATTTTTGCCATTGCAATATTTTTATTTGTTTCTAATAGGACTGGCACTATTAAATTATTAATAACATCCCAAATATTATTAATTTCTTCAGCCATATTTTTAATTAAACTTCCTATGTTACTCTGTACTTCAAACTTTAAAGTTCCTGGATAATTATTTAATATACTAAAATATGTCTTATTAATATAAGTATCTAAATCTATATCTAAAACTCCCTCTACTACTTCTGTAATTGGATTAGGTAATTTATAGACTACTTTAGTCTGATTATCCTTTAACCAAGATTTAAATCCTTCTACATTTTGTGTTGTTAACTTTGATTTTTTTATTCTTATTTTAAACCTATTAGCAACTGAAGTTATACCTTCTAAGTTTTTAAAATTTTCACGGCTGTAAGAAGTGAAATTATTGCAAATCAAGTCACCACTTTCATTTACTCTATAGTTAAGGACTAAATCACTAGAGACCATAAACAAGCATGTTTCTTCATTTTCTTCTGATAATTTAGATATATTTTCATCACCTGTAAAAATATATTCTCCTAAAATCCTATTTAATTTAACTTTTCCATTATCCTCATAAATAATATCCTTGAAGTCATTTATACTTCTTAGGGGCTCATTTATTAAAATAACTCTCTTATCCTCTTTGAATTTTTGATATAAAGTAGCCTCAGTTCCTTCTTCTAACTGTATGTTTACAAACCTATTTTTTAAAACACTTATTTTTATTTCATCATAATCTCCATTTATTAACTTAGACTTAGGAGTAGAAAAACTATCCATTCCAATTCCATTTTTAAATAAGACAACATTTATAATAGACGAAGTATTTACACTAATATAATAATTTTTATATGGTTCTATATTGGCTGAAAAAGTTTTATAATATTTATCTGACCTTCTTGACAGGTTTGATCCGTTAAGATAATAAGCTATATTATCTTCAAAAACATTTTCGTTTATTAAATTTTTTCCACGAGATGAAATAATTATCTTGTATTTACTTCCTTCTTTTTCTGCTTCTCCAAATGACATTAGCTCATTACCATCTACGACCGTTTTACCTTTTACTATCATTCCTTTTGTTCTAGATTCAATGGTATTTTCACATACTACAAAAGCTCCTTCATATCCTAAAGTCTTACTTTTAAGATTTTCTTTTATACCTAATATGTCTGAATATATATTAGGTATACTTTCAATTCCTTCAAATCTATCTATGTAATCTCTAATTTCATTTAATTTACTATCTAATTCTGTTTTACTTTCAACAACTTTTTCATTAGCACTTTCTATACTTTCATTAAGCTCTTTTTTTAAAGAATCTACATCATTTAATCCAATTACTAAATTTTCTGCTTTATTATTAAGTTCTACTAATGTTTCTATATTCTCTGTAGCAATAGTATTTTTGCTTTCTAAAGAATTTTTTATAGAATTAGCATCAATTATATTTCCTTCTAAAAGATTATTTTGGTTAATAGCTTTTGATATCTTATCACCTATTTCTTTACTAATCATCTTAGTTTCTTCTAGAAGTTCTTCTACATAAGTAAGCCCTTTAATATCTTCTATTCCTTCTGTTATTTCAGAAAATACAGTTTTCTCCACTGTAAGAGTAAATTTCACTAAATTTTCTAAATATCCATTTGTTCCATATATTCTAAATTGACAATAAAAAATACCATCTTTCTTAGTTAATTTATTAGTTATTGGTAAAGTAACTTCACCATTTTCGCTATCTGTTATATCTAAATTTAACACATCTCCCTGATCTGTCCCTGCAAAATTATATCCCAATTTAATACTTTTCCCATCAAGATTAACCCTTCCTTCGTTAGATACAAAGTAAATTTTATAAATTTCTGCATTATTATTATCTTGTCTAGTAAATATACTTTTACCTACATTATCATCTATGTTTATAAAAATATTTTTCATTGAATATCTCCTTGTTTACTACAAATTAATATTTCAAAATTTTTCTCCACATATCTCCTCAAATTCCTTCGGAGTTATATCTCCAAATGGATTATCTTCGCACTTAACAGCTTTTCTTAATAAGTTTATATCTATAGCTCCCATATCATAAACCATTTTCCAAAAACTCATATTAATTACCACCTTTCTTTAATTCCATTAATTCTATTTTCATCGCTGCTAATTCTTTAGCTAGTTTATTATTAATACCATTAACTTTCATATTCTCAAGTTTACTTTTAGCTAATTCTCTTGATAAATTTTGACTTATATCTTGATATTGTATTAATTGAATCTTTGTATTAGCTAATGTCTTCGAGTTTTCATCTAATATTTTTCTAACATCATATTCATTCACTGGAATAATATCATACTCTACAAAAGAATCTATATCCTCAATAGTATAAAAATCTTTAATTTCTAAACTAACTAACTTATGAGGTTTATTTTTTATTTTATTAAATAAATTAATATCTAAATTTATACTTTCTAACCCTTCAAGATCAATAACCTCACTATCTAATAAATTAGATAAATGCCCTTTAGAATCATACTTTATTCTTTTAGCTAATATATCATATATGCTATTATCTAATGTATTTGATTCTAAATAAACTAATTCCTCAGGTTCATTTAAAATATTAATTATTTCTTCTATTAAACCTACTTTATCTATAGTTGCTTTAAATACACATTCATTTTCACTTACTTCATCGTTAAAATATTCTATTGTACCATCTTCTAAGTTTTCTTTATAAAAGACTAATCCATTTATAATTTTAGTTTCTTTATCATACCTAAAGCCACAAATTTTCACAAACTCTTCCTCCTTTACCTTTACTCACCTGCTAAATAAGTCAAGTGTATTCTAGTACTTTTACCAGGGGTCATTTGGTAACACCCTCCGTTTAGATGAACATTAGATAAGGCATCTATAGTACAATATCCAGAAGTATAACTATTGGTATTGGCCATATTATCACTTACTAGAGATATTGGTATTACCCAACTCCATGCCTTAGGAAAGTGAATAGTATAACTTACTCCACCTGCAGAGTTAGAAGCATTAGTACCAATCCACTGACGAACTAATCTCAAACCTCCCCCTAAATTGAATACTCTAGTACCTCCTCCAACATCCCAATAGTCTCCTTTTGCTACAGCACTTCCATTAACATAAAAACCTCCTACATTTTCAGTATAGAGTCCATGATTTTCTTGTTTAAACCATAACCTACCATCTTCACTTCCGCCATACCAATCATTTATTCTTAAATACTTCTGAGCCCATAAATTTACAGCTGAGAAATCTTGCCAGCATTTTAAAACTCCATTTATAGACTCTAACCTAGTATTAAAGTCCTTGTTTGTTCCTGCTTCATGGAAGTCAATCATTCTACCTACTTCCATTACTCCATCTCCTGCAACAAATGGAAATCCTATGTCTCCAGAGTTCTGATACCTTCCCATATTTGTTCCCAAAATAGGTGATTTACGTATTATTTCGTCTAATGTTTTACCATCCTTAGTAACAACTTGATCTGCTCCAGTTTCAAAGTATACCTTATCCCACTCTTCTCCATTGAAAACATTATATACTGCTTTTTTTATCCCCATGATTTATCCTCCTTAAACCTTTATCCATACCATTCCATTAACTGAATGTGCTGGCATTTCATTTGATACTATCATTTCTATTCCTTCTTTGTTTACTATTGATTCACTTGCTATTTTTTTCATTTTTTCAGCTAAAGAAGGAATTGGAACTCCAAAAGTTGGCTCTACTTTAAATCCATTTTCATATATTTCTTTTACTTCTGTGACTTGATGATGCTGTACCTTATCCAAATTTTTATCTACTATAGTAACAATGTCTCCTAAATTCCATTCTTTTAAATAGTCTCTAGTATTAACTTCACACTCAAATGTTGATACTTGCTTATGCTCTGCAAGCTTTATTTTCCCTCTATCTTGTAAATTTTCACCATCATCTATATCTCTTGCATCAATAAATAATTCTCGTCTTTCAAAACCAGATAATTCATTATTTAGTACAACTATTTCTCTATCCACACCTTCTCCTTGACCAGCTACATAACCAACATTTTTATAACCTATATTACTTTCAGTAAAAGTTTCTTTTAAAATATTGTCAAAATCTTTACTAAAAATTATTGGTGGTTTTTCTTTCTGCTCTGTTGAAAAATTATTTCCCTCCATAACTTCAAATACAAGTCTTTTATTTTTATAATCTAAAAATATATAAAATCCTAGTCCACTTGTTTTACTCAATGCAGTTAATTCTTCTGAAAGAACTTTATATCTAGTTTGAAAATTTAATATCTCCCCCCTACCTTTGCTAATACCTAGTGTTAATAAAGGAATTTTCCTTCTTGTATCTGTAGGATTAACTGCATTTGTTCTTACTAAACTAAACATTATATTTTCTACATTGGTATTAAAAGTATGATATGCTTCTCCTTTAGGTGGTTGAGTAATTCTATGTGTAAATAAATAATTAAGAGTAAATCCCTTTACAGTTAACTTATCTTTTTCTTCACTAACAAATTCTATTTCTTCTATAACTCCAGATCTCTTTCCATCTTTATTAATCATTATGAAATTACCTTTTTTAAGTATATTTAAATACTTTGCTGTAACATGGAATTCAAATTCTCCATATGTTTCCCATTTTAAAATAATAAAAAAAGAAGTGTAATTATCCACTTCTCCTAAAAAAGTTATTTTATTATCAAAAATTCTTATATTAATGTTTTTATCCATATTGAACCTTTTATCCTCTTATCTGGAATATTATTTTGAATAAAAATATTTCTCCAACCTTTAGATTGTTGAGAAGTAAACCACACTTCAAATTGTTCAGTAAAGCTTTTTATCATGTCATTAAATTCACTTAAATTTTTAGGTCTAATTGCTCCACAAGTCCTAGGTGAATGTCTTTCATCCTTTATATGAATACTCCCATTACGTGGTATCCTTATTTCTGCTAAACCTAATTCATATATTAAATTATCTCTTTGTAAATTTGGTTTAGTTGGATTGCTTTCAGGATTCCCTTTCTTTATTTCTAAACTAACCTTACTTGTAGATATATTTAGCCTTATAACTACTCTATCTATTCTGTCATAGTTAGAATCTCTCTCTAAATTTATAATTTTATTGCTATCATTATAAAGATAAAATCCTTTTATAATAGCAAAGCCTTTTCCTACTGTAAGTGTATTACCTGTTCCATATACATTAAATGATAATTCTCCATCATCATTTACAGAAATACCCGATTGATATATACTGTCAAAATATCTGCTAAACTCTTCTTGTCCATATTCCTGATCTCCATTAAAAAATCCATAGTGTTCCATTTTTTACACTCCTATATATCTGTTTCTATATCTTATTTCAACACTTTGTGGTTCTAAATCATTCTCTGTCCTGTATTCAATTAAATTATCACCTAACTCTAAATTAAAAAATGTAGAGTCTAAGTCAATATAATGGAATGCATTTTCACGTATTCCATTCCTTTCTATTTCTACTTTCTTTTCTCCAAAATTAGTTTTTATATATAATATATCATCTGTTGTTAATTCTCTATCTACTTTTATGAATTCACCAGTAGTTGAATTCGTAATTGAAGGATTTAATGCTGGACCTTTGAAAATTATTTCTACTGGTGTTTCAATATGCCCATCATTATATACATTCTTTTGGGATTTTCCTCGTTTTTTAAAACTAAACGGAAGTTTAAATTTAAACTTCCATCCACCAACCCATGTACTTATTAATTCACCTGATTCGTATATATCTTCCCAAAAAGGATTTTCATTAGCTAATAATGTTATGTCACCTTCACACGCAATAGTATTGCTTTTTAATACTATTGCTGGTGTTGATTCTGCTCTACATTCAATCCTTCTTTTTATTCCCGCATAATCATATATTAATTGACTTTTTATTTTAGGATTAAATATTTTTATTACTTTATTTCTAATTCTAAATAGATTTTCTATTGTATCAGCCATTATTGTAAATTTAATTACTAATTGGCGTGTTTCAAAAGTCACGCTATCTACTGTTTCACCATCTTGTTTTACTGCTTTTGAGGTTTCTATAGATGCCTTTAATTCGCTAAATCCATCTAATTCATTAATAATTATTGGGCTTTTATTACTAAATTCAAGTTCTCCTAATTTATTTAAAAATATAATTTTTTGTGATGCCATTATTAAACTCCTAATAACATTCTTCTTTGAGTATTCTTTATTTGTCTTGCAACTTCACTTGGTGTTAATGGATCTGGACTATATACATTTACTATCATGTTATTTTCTTTTAAATCTTTATTTTTAAAGTGGCTTTGACCTCTATCGAAAGCATTTTTAACAGCTTTTTCTATATACTCCATAAGAGTTTCAATTGGTGCAACTGCTTCTGGACCTGCTTCTCCACCTACCATTGCATTAGCTCCATTAATACCAAAAATAGTTGGCTTATTCATTATTCCACCTTTAGCGTACCATTCTACTCCTATTTTAGGTAAACCTCCATCTAGCCAATTAAGTGGATTTAAAGAACCACTTAGAGTAAAGTGTGGTAGTTTAAATTTAGAGCGTATAGCCTGCCATATGTTCCCTATTGAATCAGCAGCTTTTCTAAAAGGTGATAATATTGGTTCAAGAATATTACCTACTTTACCTAAGAACCATTCTATTGGACCCCATAGTAAAGTTTTTATTCCTCCCCAAAGACCACTTAAAATTTGACAGATTCCAGTCCATACTTGACTCCAATTTCCACTAAAAACACCACCTATAAAATTAATAATTCCATCTAATATAGGTTTTAATGAAGTATTCCATAATGCTCCAATAGTAGTAAATGCAACTTTTACTAAATCAGCAACACTGTTAAAAACTGATTTGAATATAGGTAAAAAAGTAGATGTTAAAATAGACATAATCATATTAAATACAGGTTGTAATATAGATATCCACAAGTTATTTAGTGTATCACAAGCTCCCTTAAAAATATCTACTACTATTGGAAACACAGTTTTAAATACATCTGCTACCTTATTTACAGCTTCTTTTATAAATTCAAACATAGGTATTCCATATGATTTCCAACATGTAACCATAGCACTTATTACAATATTAAATATTTTAGCTAATCCATCTATAACAGGTTCTATATTTT